AGCTGCTAAAATTATGCCAGAATTTAGAGAGAGTATTCTTGATGGAACTATAGGAAGGCAAGAAGCAGAAGCTATAGCTTTTAGTGATTGGTACTTAAGAAATACTGACTACCCTAAAGCAACCTGGGCAGAGCCTTTTAAAAAGATTGCACAGATAATAGAACGTACTGGCAACTTCCTCAAAGGCAGAGGTTATCAAACCTGGGATGATGTGTTTGAAAGAGCAATGAGAGGAGAGATTGCTGAAAATGCAGACATTAACAACATATCTGCACCAGCTACACAATTAGCTATAGATCCTCCAGACCCAGAAAAAATTGCAAATGAAATAAAAAATAATATAGATGCAATAAACAGCGGAGATATGTCTATAGAAGATGCTCTAAAAAATCAAGCATTAGATGAACCAAGAAGGTTAGTTAGTCGTAGCGGTAAAACACAGTACATAGAAACTCCTAATGAAGTATTAGCTGCATCTTATAAAGCTTTTAATGACATAATTTACAACCTTACTTTTAACAGAGCAGACGCAACAGGTATAGCCAGTATAGATACGGCTATGTTATTTAACCAGGCAGTAGCAAAAGTAAAAGAAGCTGGAGGCGATTCTGACGCATTAATAAACAGCGTAGAAAGAGCATTAAAAGGGGATTTAAGAGAAGCTAATGATTTAATAGGAATAGCATCATTGCAATTACAGGCAGATATTGTAAGAAACAAAACAGGAATACAAAGTCAAGCATACTTATCAGCGTCAGACTCAGAAAAAGCAGTTGAGCTGCAAAAATTAAAAGTAATGCTAGGCGAACAACTAAAGTTAGACCTTGCATATATGAGCGTTATGAGAAAGTCAGGTCAAAGATTAAGTATTGGTAAATTAATGTTTAAGGCAGATGACGTAGATTTAGTCGACTTGCCTAGTGAAGTAACTTTGTACAAAGGCACTTCTAGCTCAACTGGTGCAGACGTGCTAAGAGATGGTTTTGACGTTACCCAGGAAACAGGAGCTATGGGTCAAGGCGTTTATTTTACTACTGACGAAAATAGCATAAGAGTGATGGATGGCTATGAAAATACTGAGCTATATGGCGACTTAATAAACGATATAAAAATATTAGACTTGTCAGGCATGAATAAAAGATTAACTGATTTAGTTAACGATTTAGGTTTAGGTAAAGTAAAGAAAACTAAAAACGGTTTAGAGCTAAACCCAGAGCAAATAGAGGCAATAAAAGCTTATTTATTAGACAGAGGTTATGCAGGAATAAGATATGAACCAAGAGATACAGGTCGTCCTAATCCTCCAGCAGATGAAGTAGTTATTTTTGACAACAATTCTGCTAATAGAGTAGTTGGTAGCGATGCAAGCGTCATCCCTGCTGCTAATCCAGAAACTCCTAGAAAAACATTATTAGAGCAAGCTATTGCAAAATCAGAAGATTTATTAAACGATAAGTTAGACCCTAAATTACTAGATGCTATAGAAAGCGGTGAATTAACAGAAGAAGCAATAGAACTAGGCGATGTAATGGTAGCTATTTCTAATTATTCGCAAAAGAATAGAAGCTTTAACACACATATTAATGATCTTATTGAAAGCACTCCAAAAGGCGGTCTTACCCAAAGAAGGCTTCTTAACTATTACCGAGGAGCAATACTATTGTCAGGCGAAACTGTATGGAAAATGATGATAGGAGGTTTGTACAGAGCAGCTACATTACCCGTGGTGCAAACTATGGGTGGTTTTACAAGAGGCGTAGGTCAATCTATATCAGGAAACAAAGCAGAGGCTTATAAAAGCTTTAGAAGAGCAAGGCTTGGAGCAATGTTATATGGTCAGTACTATCAAAACCTGGGTAATGCTTTTCGTCTAATGGGTGCAACTTTAAGAGAAAACGAAACTTTTGGAAACTTGGGAGTAGATCAAATGCAACTTAGAAGCAATAGTCGTTATAACCCTGTAGATCAATTAAGTCTAGGAAGTGATGAAGTGCAAATGCGAAAGAAAAATGATATATGGCACGCTGACCCATTAGGTAAAAACTTTTTTGCAAACGCAGCTTTAAGAGTTTGGAATCTTGGTAACGCTGCACTTAGTACTGTTCCTAAAGCGACAGGTCGCTTAGCAGGAGGTGTAGATACATTTATGAGTTCGCTTGTTGGCCCAAGCATGGAATATGTAAGATTTTTAGATCAAGAACTATATCACGCAGAAACAGTACTAGGCATGCGTCCTGGATCTAAAGAAGCATTTGACTACGCAAGTGCTAGAGCAGTTGAATTAGTTAAAGCTGAAATGGTAGACGTAACTCTTGCTAACGGTAAGAAAATAGAAAACGCTGCTTTAACAGGTCAAAACGCTAGGTACATTATGGATTGGGTCAACTTTACAGATTCATTAGAAGTTGTGCCAGCACCAAGAACGTATGAATACGGCGTTAGAAAAGCAAGAGAAAGCGGTATAACAGATCCTGTAGATGTTCATAATTTTGCAAATAAATATATTAACGAAGGCAGTAATATATTTAATGAGCCTGTATCTTTAAGCGGCAGTGGATTAGCAGCTGGCGCAGCCAAAGTGTCTCAAGCAGTAGGATTTATACCAAAAGTGCTAGGCAATGTTGTTGAAAATTTTCCTGCTTTTGGTTTAATATATCCTTTACCTAGAGGCCCAATTAATATTTTAAAAGCAAGTGCCAGAGCATTTCCTTTAAGCGCACCATTTATTGACACTTTCTGGAGAGATATTACATCAGAAGATCTATTTGCAAGAGACAGAGCTATAGGTGAAATGGCTTTAGGAACTACAACTTTAGCTGGAGGTATTGCATTGTTTAGCACAGGTTTAGTTGAATTTACAGGGTTTAGGTCAATGAACTACAGAGACAGAGAAACAGGGCCAGAAAGCATACAGAGAGGAAGGCAGCCTATGAGTATTAGATTTAAAAATCCTTTTAGCGACAGCGAAGAATGGACTCCGTACTATTCATTGCAAGCTTTAGATAATTTAAGTAATATTTTTGGCGCAATAGGAGAATATATAGAAGTTGGTAATAGTCTTACAGAGGAAGAAAAAGAAATAGAGAGTTCTGTAGTTGCTTTAAAAATTGCACACGTTGCAAATCAGTTAGGTTCAGGTCAGTTTAGTAAGCAAATATTATCTAGCGTTACCGAACTATTTGACGTTCTTGCAGGGTGGGATGCAGATGCTGCTAGAAGAATGAAAAAAGGCAAAACAGGTGCATTTTCAAGATATATAGAAAGAAAATTGTCAGCTTTTATGCCAGCTGTAATAAGAAAAATGAATATAGGAGAAGCAAGAAGAGACATTATTCCAAGCGAATTACCCTTTCCTTTTAATATTTTTCCTAACACGGTACAAAGAGTCCAATTACAAATACCTGGTGTAAGAGAAGAACTACCTCCTGTTTTGCATGACTTTTCGGGAGATGTAGTACTAGAAAAAGATTACGCTGGTACAAGTGCTATACCTAAAGACATGCCCTGGCTAAAACATTTTTATAAATTAATAACGCCAACTTCTTCTTTTCATAGTCGCACAAAGTCTACAACTGCTGTAGATGTAGAGTTAAGCAAACTATACGGCAAAGGTTCTAATTATAAACCCTGGAATGAAAATATTTTTAATTTACCAGACAGAGTTCTTAACATAGAAGAATTAAACAGACTAAAAACTATAGGAACAAAAGAGATAAGGAACGAATCAGGAAACACTTTAATGGAAGAATTAACATCATTGATTACAAAAGATTCTGTTTACGCTTCGCAACCGTATATTGTAAGCAGAGATGTTGAAGGGCCAAGAATGACAATGATAAAAAATGTTGTTGAACAATTTAAAGAAAAAGCAAAAAAGAAATTTTTAGAAGAAAGGCCAGATATTAAAAAGTTAATAAAACAAAGAGATCAAAAAATCATTGATAAACAATATACAAGAGATAGACTTAATACTATAAATGACAAACAAAGTCGAAATCAATCCAAGTTATTTCTCGAACAACTAAACAACTAAGCTCATGCCTTTTGCCCAAATAATAAGAACTAACACTACACAGGGTCAGACTGACTTTTCTTTTACATTTCCCTTTATTAAAGAAGAACATATAAAGTTATTTGTAAACTTTGTAGAGATTACACAAGGTACAGGTTCTAGCGAGTTTCAAGTAATAACTAATGTAACTCCTAATGTTGCCAGGTTAAATACAGGCTTAGCTAGTGCAAATACCAGGGTAGAAGTTAGAAGAGTGTCGTCAATAAATACTGTATTAGTCGACTTTGAAGATGGCTCTACTCTTACGGCAGCAGACTTAGATACAAACAGCAAACAAAGTCTGTTTATAGCGCAAGAGTTAGACGATGCACAGAAGCAAGGGTTATCTATAGATCTAACAACTGGCCTGCCATCTTTAAATAATCAATTATTAAGTAATGTACTTGACCCTGTTAATGCTCAAGATGCAGTAACAAAAGCGTACCTGGAACGAAGCGGAAGCATATCCTCGACGCAAATTCTTAACGGAACTATTGTTAATGATGACATTAATGCAAGTGCAAGTATTGCAGGAACTAAAATATCGCCTAACTTCGGCAGTCAAAACATAATTACAACAGGAACAGTGGATGGCAGAGATGTTTCTGTTGACGGCACAAAATTAGACACCGTAGAAACAAATGCAAAAGACGATCAGACAGCAGCAGAAATAAAAACTTTATTGCAGTCAAATAAAATTACTGACAGCGAGATAGAAACAGGCACTTTAGACAATAGATACTATACAGAAGCAGAAGCAGATGCAAGATTCTATAACGTAGGAAGTTTAGAAGAAATACAGTCAGGAGAAACCTGGACTGCTGCTGATAATAAAATCGCTACTACAGCAGCTATAGATGCAAGGATAGTAGATCTTGTAGATGATGTCGGTGGTTTTGTACCGATAGCAAATGAACTAAGCTTTCCTAATACAAACCCAGATATAAATAATGGTGCTGGTACTTTAGTCAGTATTAAAGGTCTTAGTACAGCTTATACGTCTAATGGCAGTGGTACTTTTACTATTGCTAACGGAACTATAGGAAACTCCACTGTAACGATTACAGGAGCTACAGCAAGCACTACGTTTGCTGCTGGCTTTGGAATGATATTAGAAACTACTACAACACTTAATACTTATACATTTCATAGACTTGTACCAAAGGCAACCGAGGTAACAACTGTTGCTGGTAATACATCAAACATTAATACTGTTGCAGGCATAAGCAGTAACGTAACTACTGTTGCTGGTGTAGCATCTAGCGTTCCTACTGTTGCTAACATTGCATCTAATGTAACTACTGTCGCTGGTGTTTCTTCAAATGTCACCACTGTTGCAGGGATTAGTGGCAATGTAACAACTGTAGCTGGCATCAGCAGTAACGTAACCACAGTCGCTAATGATGGCACTGATATAGGAACTGTTGCTGGCAGTATATCTAACGTCAATACTGTTG